GGTATCCTTCGTGAAAGATTTTGCAACGATGCTAGAAAGAGGATAAATACTCTTGTTGATCAAAACAGACTTGAAGAAAACAAACTCCAGTTATGGGGTGATTTTCTATCAAATCTTTAAATTATAAATAAATATAGTTTAATTAACTACAAATAGGTTATTTTCGGAGAGTTCTAAAATGTCCAGTGGCACTAATTTACACGAAATGGAAGTAGACGTTAAGGAAAACGCTGTAACTGCCGGTGCTAAGCCAGCAGAACCAATGGTAAAGCCATCTGGAGCAAGCGTAGAAGATCTTGGCGGTCCTACCCCAGAAAATTATAAGCCTGATGATGATTCAGCAAAGCTGAAGACTCCAGGTGCTACCCTCAAGCAAGTCAGAGATGTTGTTAACAAGGGTGCTAAGCCTGCGGAAGCAATGCCTGCTGGCATGAAAGAAGAAGAGGAGTCTGAGATCGATGACGATCAAGAAGTAGTTTCCGAAGAGGAAATTGCTGAAGAAGAGATCACAGAAGAGGAAGAAGTTGTTGAATTAGACATCGATGCCGATGTTGAAGCACTTCTCCAAGGCGAAGAACTCTCCGAAGAGTTCCAGGAAAAAGCAAAGACCATCTTTGAAGCAGCAATCAACGCTAAAGTTGCTGCAATCCAAGAAGACCTGGAAGCAAGCTATGCTACCGTCATTGAAGAGAAGGTAGCAGAATTTAAGACTGAAACGACCGAACGTGTCGATTCATATCTTGAGTATGTCGCATCCGAGTGGTTGGAAGAAAACCAACTCACTGTTGAAGAAGGACTTAAGTCAGAAATGTCTGAGTCGTTCTTAACGGGCCTGAAGGGCCTATTTGAAGAACATTATGTTTCAATCCCTGAAGATAGATATGATGTGCTTGAGAGCATGGTAAATAAACTTGATGAAATGGAAGGAAAACTCAATGAGCAGATCGACAGAAATGTCGCTCTTAATAGAAGATTAGCAGAATCCACATCTGATGGAGTCTTAAGTGATGTTTCTGAAGGACTTGCAGTCACTCAGAAAGAGAAGCTCGCTACTCTTGCCGAAAGTGTTGAGTTTGATAGTGAAACAGACTACCGTGAGAAACTGGTAACCCTTAGAGAGGCATATTTCCCCTCAAGACCCAGTGCTCAAAGAGATTCTTCTGAGTACATTACAGAAGAAGTAACCATGGACCAGGAAGTAACTGGTACTATGGGAGGATATCTTACTACTCTGCAGAGAGTTTCTAAAAAGTAAGTCTTACATTATAAAATAAACCACAAACACTTTTAATAGAGGAAAAATCAAATGCAAATGTTCAACGGTGAACAACTGCAGGAGAAGTGGGCACCATTACTCGATTACGAAGGCGCTGAGAAAATCACCGATTCGCATCGTAGAATGGTTACCGCAGTTCTCCTGGAGAACCAAGAAAAGTTTTTAAACGAGGAAAGAAACTTCCTCTCCGAGGCACCTACCAACGCAGCTAATGCTGGTGGCGCTTCAGGCGGTTTCGGTGGCGGTGCAACCGCTTCGGGTCCAGTTGCAGGTTTCGACCCTGTTCTGATCTCCCTGATCCGTCGTTCTATGCCTAACCTGGTCGCTTATGACCTTGCTGGCGTACAACCAATGAACGGTCCTACTGGACTCATCTTCGCAATGCGTTCACGCTACACCAATCAGTCTGGAACAGAAGCACTGTTTGATGAAGCAGATACCGCATTCTCTGGTCAGAATGATGGTGGCGATCTGGAGCAAGGTCTCTATACCGCCCAAGCATCTGACGGCGCTTCTGTTGGTTTCGGTACTGCCGCCCAGAAGACAAACGAAGCTGGCACTAACCCTGCACTCCTTTCCAACCAAGCTGCTAACCAACTTGCCTACAACGTAGGTCAGGGTATGCATACTGGTGACTCTGAGGATCTTGGAGACGGTTCAGGCGACCAGTTCAACCAGATGGCATTCTCGATCGAGAAAGTCACTGTAACCGCTAAGTCCAGAGCTCTGAAAGCAGAGTATTCCCTGGAACTGGCACAAGACCTTAAGGCAATCCACGGTCTGAACGCTGAAGCAGAACTTGCTAACATCCTTAGCACTGAGATTCTTGCTGAAATCAACCGTGAAGTCATCCGTACCATCTACAAGGCTGCAGAACCTGGTGCTCAAACCAACACTGCTACCGCTGGTACTTTCGACCTGGACGTTGACTCCAATGGTCGTTGGTCTGTTGAGAAGTTCAAAGGACTTCTTTTCCAAATCGAACGTGAAGCGAACGCAATCGCCCAACGCACTCGTAGAGGAAAGGGCAACATGATTCTGTGTTCCGCAGACGTTGCTTCCGCACTCACCATGGCTGGTGTACTTGACTACACCCCCGCACTCAACGCTAACCTTAACGTTGATGACACCGGTAACACCTTCGCTGGTGTTCTGCAAGGTAAGTATAAGGTCTATATCGATCCTTATTCTGCTAACCTGCGTGCTTCCCAGTACTTCGTTGCTGGTTATAAGGGTTCTTCCCCTTATGACGCTGGACTGTTCTACTGCCCTTACGTTCCTCTTCAGATGGTTCGTGCAGTTGGTCAGGACACCTTCCAACCCAAGATCGGATTCAAGACCCGCTACGGCATGGTCGCGAACCCCTTCGCAGAAGGAACCACACAAGGACTTGGACGCATCAAGCAGTCCGCTAACCGCTACTATCGTCGCGTTAGAGTCGAAAACCTCATGTGATATTTGCCTACGGGCATTCACATTTCACCGGGGACCGAAAGGTCCCCTTTTTTTGTCTAAATATAAGTAAATAAATAAGGCGAATGAAATCTTTCGATAGGTTTATTGAAGAGGCAGCAACAAAAAGATGTCCTACTGGAGAATACTATTGCTTCGATGATAAGAAGTGTAAGAAGATGCCTCGTGGTTTTCATGTCGGTCGTGGAGGTTATCTAGAAAAGGATAATGATTCTGAGGATTCAAATGGACCAAAGAATGGTAACTCTAATGGTGATAACAGTTCTAATGGCAATGGAAATGGTGGAAATGGAAGTGGTGGAAATGGAGGAGGAGAATGAAACCCTGGAATAATCAACTCAGCAATAGGAACTATCTGTCTCCTGTTGGATTTAAATTTACAATTACTAAAGTACCCAAAGCAGATTTCTTTTCTAATTCTGCATCGATTCCTGGTATCAACCTTGGATTTGCAGAGCAACCAACATACATGAAGAACATTCCTGTACCTGGTGATAAGTTAACTTATGCAGACTTCTCACTTCGATTCTTTGTAGATGAGAATCTGACTAATTATATGGAAGTACATAACTGGTTAAGAGGACTTGGTTTCCCAGAGAGTCTTGATGAGTTTACAGCACTTAAAGAGCAGGATAGATATAATCCATCTACTGATGCAAGAAATGCTTTAGGTGAATACTCAGATGGAAGTCTGTTTGTTTACAATAGTAATTACAATGAAGTTGCAAGAGTTGATTTCTTAGATGTATTTCCTATCAGTTTATCTACAATTAACTTCGATGCAACTGACTCTGATATCCAATACGTTAGCGCAGAAGCAACCTTTAAATATAGCATATATAATATAACAGTTTTATGATGTAATGTATGAATCTTGATGAAATTCAATTGTCATGGGAAGAAGATTCAAAAATAGACGAAGATAATCTACATACGGAATCAACTAAGATTCCTTCTCTTCACGCAAAATACTACAGGATATTAAACAATATTCTTCTAATGAAAAAGTTAGAAGAGAACAAGTTTAAGCAAATCAAAAAGGAAAAGTGGCAGTATTACACGGGTAAGGCAGACCCCGAGGTGTATATTGAAAAACCATTTGACCATAAAGTGTTGAGGCAGGATGTAGACAAATATATGGATTCTGATGAAGACCTCATCAAAGTTCTGAACAAAATAGATTACTTTCAGGTAATGCTGAATTACTTGGACAGTATCCTTAAGTTAATCAACAATCGTACTTTTCAAATAAAGAACTCGATTGAGTGGCAGAAATTTATTAGAGGTTATGACTGATCTTGTTATACGCAAAAAGAATGAGGTTTTTATTACCATAAAGGCAGAACCTTATATTATCCAGGAACTATCGGATCATTTTACATTTGATGTGCCTGGTGCAAAGTTCATGCCGCAATACCGTAGTAAGTATTGGGATGGTAAGATACGCCTATTCAGTTCTCACACTGGAGAAATCTATGTGGGACTACTTGATAAGGTCATGGCATGGGCAAGAAACTATGACTATAAAGTAGAGTTTGAAGATAACAAATTCTATGGTCCTCCATTTGAAGTCAATAAAATGATTTCAAGGGAGGGAGTCAAAGAATACATGACTCGTATTGCTAGGTTCAAACCTAGGGATTATCAGGTTGATGCTGTATATGATGCACTTAAGTTTAATCGTAAACTGTTAATATCACCAACTGCATCGGGTAAGTCATTGATGATTTATTCTGTGGTGAGATACTTTGCAGAAAAAGATCATAAAGTTCTTTTAGTTGTTCCTACTACTTCTCTGGTAGAACAGATGTTTAAAGACTTTGAAGACTATGGTTGGAATGCTGGAGACTATTGTCACAAGATATATTCTGGTAGGGAGAAGACAAATCAATATCCTGTAACGATTACCACTTGGCAATCTATCTACAAATTACCTAGAGCATTCTTCAAAGACTTTGGAGTCATCATTGGAGATGAGGCACACTTGTTTAAGTCTAAGTCTCTTGTAAGCATTATGACCAAGATGGATAGTGCAAAGTATAGATTTGGATTCACTGGAACATTAGACGGCACACAGACCCATAAGTGGGTGTTAGAGGGGTTGTTTGGTCCATCATATAAAGTCACTCAAACAAAAGAACTTATTGATAAAGGTCATCTATCTCAGTTACAGATACATGTTCTATTGATGAAGCATGACCCACATGAGTTTGAAACTTATGAAGATGAAATGCAATACATCATTGGACATGGTAGACGAAATAACTTTATTAAGAATCTTGTTTTAGATTTAAAAGGAAATAGTCTTGTTCTATTCAGTCGTGTTGAATCACATGGTGAACCACTTTACGAATTAATAAATAATTCTGTGAAAGGAAAGCGTAAAGTATTTTATGTTCATGGTGGAGTAGACGCTCAACAACGAGAACATGTAAGGGAAATTACTGAAAAGGAAAATGATGCAATCATTGTTGCATCTTATGGAACATTCAGTACAGGTATCAATATTAAAAATCTCCATAACGTAATCTTTGCATCACCATCCAAATCAAGAATTCGTAACCTTCAATCCATTGGTAGGGTGCTGAGAAAGGGAGATAATAAGAATCAAGCAGTTCTTTACGATATTGCTGATGAAATAGTCTACAAGCAAAGAAAGAACTATACTTTAAATCATCTAGTTGAACGAATTAAAATTTACAATCAAGAAAGATTTAATTATGAAATCATACCAGTCGATCTTAAGAATAAATGAAAGAAGAATTCTATGCAGCAATAAAATTAATATCAGGTGAAGAAGTCTTTGCACAAGTAACTCCTTGTGAAGAAGAAGATAGAACTTTACTTATACTAGATACTCCTGTAATATTTGAATCTATAACGATTAAACATATGGGAGTGAATGCTATGAAAGTTGAACCCTGGATATCCATGGGTGATGACTCTATGATATTAGTTAATATGGATAAGGTAATTACGATTACTGAAGTTAAAGATGAACAGATCCTTTGTATCTACAATAAGTATCTAAGAGATAAGAATCGTGATACTAATCAAACAAAAGTAAATGAAGATATGGGGTTCCTGTCCTCTATATCTGATGCAAGAGTGAATTTAGAGAAACTCTATAAAAGTAGCTAAGCCATCCCTATGAACCCTAACAGAGTTATTCTACATAGATATTACGATCTTGTCAAGCCCTATCATTATGTGCTATAATGTGAACATAACTCA